CAAGAAGTACAACCTGACTCTTGAAACACTTAAACAGGATCAAGATCGACTGTTCTTCTTGTTCAAGCGTAACGCTTAACCTACTAGGATTTTCTTCTCCGGCGGTACTACTACGCCGGTTGTTACTTCTATGTACTTGGTCTTGATGTCGTCCTTGGCATCAGCAATCATTGCAACGGCTGCACCATACAATACAATTTCTTTATCCAAATTACCACTAAACATGCTGGGCATCATTTGCAGTCCTTGCTGTGTAGGTGCCATGCTGACTGGTTGTTTTAGAATAAACATACCGTCAGTGACTTCCACAATCTTAGCAATCAATTCTTCGCCGCTGTTTAATTTAAAAACTAGTATTTCGTCTTTTTCAATCTTCATTGTTTTCCTTTAAGGTTAGTCCAAAATTCTTCAGGTTGTGCTGCTAGTCCTTGATAACCGCCCTGCAATAGTGTTGTGTCATTGAAAATTTGGGGTACACTACGCAGGCCTTGATCTACCAAAAAGCCACGTGCATCCGACTGTTCTTCAAGATTAATGGTACGATATTCTACACCACGACTTTCCAACAGTGCTTTTGCACGGTCGCAATAAGGACAATTATTTTTTGTGTATACTGTTAACATATCAATTTCCTAGTTTAGATTATAGCTGATTGTGCTGGTGTTGTCAACATCAAACGGACTTGTTTGCCAATTCAAACGTGATGCCGTTTTCCGTTTGGTATCGGGTAAAAAACACCAACCATTCTGGATCAGTTTCTTTTCCTTTTGCAGCAGTGGCCTCGTCTTTCCAAACATATACTCTGTCATTTGTATTGCCGGTGCCCTCAACCACTACAAGATCACCACGGGCAATGGCCTGATCTCTCAGATCAAATTGTCTCAGTTCAGCAGCACGAAATTGGGCCTGCTCTGACATGGGCAAGGTTTCTACCCATTTATGCAAAGGCATAGGTGGTTGTCCATCTTGAGTTTTATAAACAAATTCTTGTTCTATTGGCATGATTATAAATTAGGCAGTTGGTCGTAGTCTAAGTCATCGCTCATTACGCCGATCACATAGTTTGTTGATTCTGTTTCCTGCAGAGCTGACTGCTTCTTGTGTATGTCGGTGTGCTTGTTGAACCAGGGAATTGGAGTGGTACGTGGTGCCGAGCCTCGGTACTTGATACCGATTTGCTTGAGTGCATCTACCGCAGTATAGTCCACAAAGTCCATTAGAATGTTGGCATTAAGACCAATCACAGGACCTTTCTTAAACAAGTAAGTGGCCCAGGCCTTTTCTTCACGAATAACATCTTGGTAGATTTCGTAAACTTCTTCTTCGCAATCAGCTTTAACTTCTGCAAAGCGAGGATCTTCTTTGACCACCTGATTGATCAAGAAAGCAGTCCACCCTTTGTGTAGCAATTCGTCTTGTAGGATCAAACTGATGATGTTGCCGTTGCCAATAAAGATTCTGTTTTCAACCATTGCTAGACTAGTAGCAAAGCTGACCATAAAACGGAAGGCTTCTAAGGCATAGCTGGCATGTAAGGCTAACCAGATTGCTTTGATGTGTGCGTATTCTGGAGTAGCAACTCCGACTTCCTTGCGACAGTTAATGATGTGCAGATTATCATAGTACTGGCCCACGCTAGACGCCATGCCAACAATTTCTTCTGTGTCGTGGATAGTATTAAACACATCTTTGGGCACATTATAAATGTTGCGAATGATGTGGCTGTAGCTGCGACTGTGAATGTTTGTTTCAAAGAAGCTCCAGTTATACATCAAGGCTTCTAGTTCAGGCAAACTCACACAAGGTGTGAACACCTGAGCAGGGCCGCGACCTTGTAAACTGTCTAAGGCTGTTTGACGCAGCAGGTTACTGGTGAAGATATGTTTAACAGCATCGCTGGCATCCTTAAAGTCGCCGGCGTCCTTGGTAAGACTGATCTCTTCTGGCACCCAAAAGAAACCACGTGCTGTGGTTTCAAAGTTGGCAACCTTGTTGTATTTGACTTCTTCGAAACGCTGGATAGTGACCGGACCTGCTGGATCCAGAAACATTTTGCGATTCAAGTAATCTGTTTTTGTTTTTAAGTTATATTGTGCTGTGCTCATAGTTTATTTCTTTGACATAATTGTGATTGTTGCATGATTTCCAGAAGATTAGGAGTTTTAATGTTAAAATTATTTTAACATGGTGTGTTTGATTTGTCAAACACTCTTACGTGTGATTATTTTTTTCTTACTTCTTTTGTAACGTCCGGCCACCATTCGGGATCTGGATTTAACTTGTTCTTGTACAGTTGTTTGATACGACGCTCGTATTCTTCTTTTGATCCTTGCACTCGTCCCGAAACTACATCCAACACATAGTTTAAGGTCACTGCGTTTGCACTCAGTGTAGCACAGCGAGCAGACACTTCGTTTTTCAGCAGATCTAACAGGATACTTTCAGATGATTCTGCCAAAACTTTTACAAACTTCTTTGGCACATGCAGATCTATGGTACTGTACACAAAATCATAATGCGGTGCTGGACAGCAGTGCAGGATATATTCGTCCAGAACTTCTATGCGTTTAAAACCATCTTGATCGTACCATACAGCACGATTAGCTGTGAGTTCATCAGGCTGTCCTAATTTCTTAGTAAGGCTTTTGACAAATGCCACTGGTTCGTTGTTGCGCCATTTGGACAACAGGTTACTGGATTCTGTTAATATATCTCGGATCTTCATAAAAACTATTTATGTGATATCCAAAATCCCAGTCTATCACCTGCTGGACTGTGATACCAAGTGGTATTTTCAGGTTGCGGAATAGGATCATCCTGCCAGACTGGATATATAACATCGCCGGTGTGATTGCTGAAATCGTCATTCCACCGCATGTGAAGTTCGATGATTTTTGACCCTACATATTCTATGTTGATCCAAGGTTGTCTTAGATACATATCACCCAGCACCGCAGGAAACTGATATGTGTTATGTATTTTTTCCCATCTACAGAATCTATCCAGTCTGTTGCTGTTTCTAAATCCTTCTACTGCCAACACCCCAACACCATGATGGAAATCCACAGAGATATGACGTCCTTCAAAATACTCTGTCCAGAAAAATCCATCTGGCACAAGATCTACATCTTTGGGAGTGAGCCAAATTTTTTCTGCTCCGCGGCTCATCATGCGTAAATTGGTAATGGGACGTACCACATACCAACCGGCCGTGGGCACCGGAACTCCTGCCGGTGCTGCTTGATATCCTAATTTTTTTGCCAGAATCAATTTGTCATAGACCCACAGATCATCTACACTGAGTTTTGGCCAAACATCTTTGTCATCTATATAAATCATGTTTAGACTACTGTTTCTTTTAATACCCGCCAAGTTCTCTCTTGGGCGGTTTCTGTCCATTGAAAATACAAATTATTCAATGGTGGACGACCTGTGTTTTTGTCATATAGACTGCGATGGTGCCAATACCTTGTTAACCATATTCTCTTACCACTTGTTACTCTAGTGGGCCACCAGGCAAATTTAATATTTTCCACTAGCCAATACAATCTTGCAAATGTGCTCTAGTCTCTCAATATGTTCATAAGCACGCCAGGGACTGGTATCAACAGCAACTACTCCATGTCTATCCATGCCAATGATATTGTACTTGATCTCACCAGTATCTGCATTGAATCCAATATTCTCGATACATGCATCAGCTAGGTCTTGTGTGATGGGCGGTAACATAGGCACAGTGGGACCAACTGTGGTATATCGACTCAATTCTGGAAATTCGTCGAGTAGGCTTGGTAGGTCGATTCCTGCATACATTGCTGCTGTGGTATAGGTAGGGTGAAAGTGCATGATTACTCGCACTTCAGTATCAATTTTGGTCTGCAGGCCAAAGTGCATGGGCAATTCACCGCTGGGTTTCAGATTAGCACTGATATCAGTATAAGGCTCTTCTTCCCAACTTGACAGCATCACTGGCCTGATAAGCATTGGTGTAGGTGCCTGTGGTACATTTAGTATTTTGATTTTTTTAAACTGATCAGGCTGTAGTGTTTGCTTACGCACACCGCTGGGTGTAACGTAAAAGTGATCTCTACCGTGATGGCGAATGCTGACATTGCCATCTCTGCTGGTAATCCAATTACGCTTGTAGGCGTCTATCATGATATCGCAAATAGTTTCTAACATTATAATTTACATGCTTCGCAGTCTTCTGCATCATCAAAATCAATAACTTCTAACATCACTGGTGCATCTTCTGCCGCAGCCTTGGAACCGTGTTTGTTGATCAAACTATAGTAAAAAGTCTTGAGACCCCAGTGGTGTGCCTGCATTAAATTCTTTGCTATCAAGGTAGTCGGTACTTTACGATCTGCAAAGTGTGCAGGATTGTAGAATGTGTTGGTTGAAATTGATTGGTCAACATAAGCTGCCAACACAGACGCAGTCTTTAAATAGCCAACACAGTCTGTTTGTTCCCACATCAGTTGATACTTGTTCTTTAACTTCTGATATTCAGGCACAACTTGTACCAATGATCCAGCTTTTGATTCTTTAACAGTGATCAAGCTCATAGGCAACTCAATGCCGTTGGTGCTGTTGATAACAACCGAACTTGACTCCACAGGTGCAATTGCCATTTGTGTAGCATTACGTACACCTGATTTAATCATGCGTTCACGCAATGGTTCCCAAGGAAGTTCTGCTGTGAAGTCTGCAAGTTCGTTAACGCCAGCAGCACGTAATTCCCAAGGAAACTTACCTTGTCCGTAACGTGTCCGGCTACTGTGATCGCAAGTACCGCGCTCTTCCGCAAGCTCTACGCTGGCTTCTGTCAAATAAAACGCTTGATGTTCCATCCAGGATTTGACATCTGCTAGAGCATCAGCATCGCCATATTTGAGTCCACGCTTGGCATGCCAGTAAGCCAAGTTAGTAATGCCAATACCCAATGGACGAATCTCGTCATTGCTTAGTTTACTTTGTATTGACAAGAAGTCTTGATAGTCCAAGATGTTGTTTAGGCTACGGTGCAATATTCTGCATGCACGACGCATGTCTTCGGGATTGCGGAACGCACCCCAGTTAATCGAACCTAATGTACATAGCGCAATACGACCTTGGTCGTCATCCAATCGTTGGAACGGTACAGTAGGCAATAAGATTTCACAGCACAGGTTGCTTTGATAGATTGTGTGGTACTCAGGGTCAAACGGACCTTGATTCATTACGTTGTCAATAAACACAAGATAAATGCGTCCCGTGTCTGTGCGTTCTTTGAGCAGGCCCGACTTGAATACTTCTTCAGCACTCATTGTTTTCTTACGCAGATCTTTACGCTTTTCGTATTTGACATAAAGCTCTTCAAACAATTTTGTGTCGCTATAGAAAGCTTGATGCAGATCAGGAACTTCGTTGGGATCAAAGAATGTAATGTTTTCTTTGTTCTTAAAACGACGCCAAAATAGCGCACTTAGAACAACACCGTAGTCCATAAAGCGTACACGAGTTTCTTCTGTGCCTTGGTTGTTCTTCAGCACAATCAAGTCATCAAACTGATAATGCCATATGGGATAAAACACTGTGGCTGATGCATTGCGAATGCCACCTTGGCTGCAACTACGCAGATCGCCAAACCACTTTTTCAAGAATGGGATCATGCCTGTGTGCATGATCTCGCCGCCACGAATTGGTGCGCCCAACGGACGCAAGCGTCCGATCTCTAAGCCAATGCCGGCTCGTTTGGCCGCATACTTGGCCATCATTTCCCCAGACGCAAAAATGCTGTCAAGGTTATCGTCACTGCGAATTAAAACACAACTGCTAAATTGCTTG